GAAGCTGGTAGCACGACTGGAATTGATTTTGACAGCCTGGAGCCTGGCGCTGTTGAGCACCTGCCGCCGGGGAAAGATATAAGATTTGCGTCACCACCTGGCGCGGGTGACTTTGTTGCTACCCACAAAGAATATGCGCGTGCTGTGGCAATTGCTTATGACGTGACGTATGAAAGCCTGACTGGTGATCTATCCAATGTGAACTATTCCAGCTTCCGGGGTGGTTGGCTGGAGTTTGCGCGGCGGGTGATGTACTTGCAGGGCAAGGTTACAACTCCGCAATTACTGAATCCCGTGTGCCGTTGGCATGACGACTTAGCGAGGATGACGGGAGCATTACGCGGAAATGTGAGCTGGATTCATACCCCGCCACGGCGGGAGATGATTGACCCAACGAAAGAGATTCCGATGATGATTGAAGCAATTCAGGGCGGTCTGATGAGCCTGAGCGAAGCGCAGCGGATGCTAGGCAGGGATCCCGAGGAAGTGTTTGTTGAATATCAGCAGGATCGGCAGAAGTGGGAGGGGATGCAGCTGTCTGCCTTCGGTAGTTTGAAGCAAGCTGCAATTGCATGATGCTGGGCGTGAAAGTATTGGCCGCTGCTGGCAAGCAGTCGCTAAGGCTTTATGGGGATGTTGGAATTGATGTGCTGGCCGATGATGTTGCGGCGGCGCTGGGAGGGCTGAGTGGTGACATCACGATCAACGTGTTTAGCTATGGAGGCGATGCCGGTGCGGGGATTGCTATCCATGACATGCTGGCCCGGTATCAGGGGCAGAAAACGGTCGTGATTGATGGCGTGGCGGCGTCCGCCGCGTCGATGGTGGCGATGTCTGGGGATCGAATCGTGATGCCCTCCAATGCGCTGATGATGGTTCACAACTGCTGGGGCGGCGCCCAGGGCGACGCAGCGGCGATGCGCAATCGAGCCGACATGCTCGACACCTACTCCGAGAGCTACCGCAATACGTATGCCCAACGGACTGGACAGGCGCCGGAACTGGTGACGGCATGGATGGAGAACGGCGGCGGCGCGGGAACCTGGTTCAGCGCTGAGGCTGCCGTAGCGGTTGGCCTGGCGGATGAGGTGTCAGCACCGGCGGATGTGCGGGCCAGTGTGCCGCCGCTGCCTGGTGGTCGATTCGATCGTGTTCCTGATGCGTTAGCGCTCTGGAGCGCAGTCGGTAGCGTGAGCGTAGGAGCAGAAATCCTCCCCCCTGCTGAGAACGAATCCATGACTGACCAGGCACAGGCCGGGGCGCCCCCGGCCACCACTCCAACTCCTGAGGTGACCGCCGCGCCCGTTGCGCCTGTTGCCGCTGCCGCTAGCGCTCCCGAGCCTGAGCGCCTCGACGCCGCCGCCCTGCTGCGTGAGACGCAGATCCGCCGCTGTGCCGCTGAAGCGGGCCTGCCGGCCGATCGTGTTCAGGCCCTGGTGGATAACGGTCTGCCGTTCGCTCAGGCCGCTGTGGAGATCGTGAAGGCCCACGCCGCGACGCTCGCCACCACCACCGCCGGCCACCCCGCGCAAGTCAGCGTCACCCGCGATTCTGGCGACACGTTGGTCAAAGCTCTTGGCTGTGCGGTGCTGGCCAAGGCCGCGCCGGGGATGAAATTCAGCGATGAGGACCGCGCGCTGGCCGCCGACTATCGCGGCTGGTCAATGATGGACATGATCCGCACGTATGCGGAATCGCGTGGGTTCAATCCCCGAGGGCGCAGCCGGAACGATCTGATTTCGTTCGCTATGCACAGCACCAGCGACATTCCGCTGTTGCTGAGCAATGCGGCCAGCAAAACCCTTCAGGCCGCTTACGAGGAGGAGCCCCACACCTGGAAGACGATCTCCAGTCAACAGAACCTGCCGGACTTTAAGTCCGCCACGCGGGTGATCATGGCTGCGGATATGCTCCCCAGCCAACTTCTTGAGGGAGGCGAATATACCCAGGCTACACTCAAGGAGGCGTCGGCTACCTGGAAGCTTACCACCTACGCGAAGAAAATTATTTTTTCGCGTCAGATGATCATCAACGATGATCTGAGCGCTCTAAACCGCATCCCTGACTACATGGGACGCGGCTTCCGCCGGCTGGAGTCCAACCTGGTGTGGGCGCTGATCAGCGGTAACGCTACCACCTCTGTTGATGGCTTGGCACTGTTTGCCGCTGGCCATAACAACACCGGAACCGGTGCCATTGGTGTGGCTGGGGTCAATTCCGCCAAGAAGGCTATGCGAAAGCAGACCGACATCAGCGGTGCGGCAATCAACCTGGTACCTAACTACCTGATCGTTCCCAGCGACCTGGAAGGCACTGCTATGCAGTTCCTGTATCCGAACGGTTACGCCCCGGCTGCGCTGACTGGCTCCGCTGGTCCTAACCCATACGCGGGTGCGATGCAGCTGATTGTGGAACCCCGCCTGGATGGTTCCGCCACTCAGTGGTACGTCGCTGCTACCGGCCAGACCGATGGCCTGGTCTATGGCTACCTGGCAGATGAGCCCGGCCCGAGCATCACGAACGTGCCTGAGCGCGATCCTGATGGCGTAACACTACTCAGCCGCTTTGACTTTGGCTGTGCGGTTACAGATTATCGCTTCATCTACCGCTCTAGCGGCACCTGATCAACACCCTAAATCACTTTCAAGGAGGAAAGTTCAATGGCTACAAATCTTGTTCAGGAGGGATGCTATGTCTCTCTAGCCGCCCCTTACGCCGTTGCCTCAGGCGGTGGTGCGTTGGTGGGTTCGCTGTTCGGTATCGCCGTAACGGCCCTGGCCAATGGTGAGGTGGGCACGTTCGGCCTGGAGGGTGTTCGCACCCTGCCCAAGGCCACGGGCGCCAGCACCGGCGGCAGCCAGGGGGCGAAAGCCTATTGGAACAACACCAACAAAAACGTCACCGCTTCAGCATCAGGCAACAGCCTGATTGGTGCGTTCCTGAACACCTGCGCTGATGGCGACGCCACCTGCGTGGTGGTCTTGAACGGCATTACTGTCAGCTGATTATTTAATAGCACGGGGCCAGCTTATGGCCCCACATTCTTTATTTTCAGGTCGATGCCATGGGTCTGCTGAATTTTCTGAAAAACAGCGTTGGCGTTACAGTGAGCGCGGCGGATCCATTGCCGGTGATTATGCTTGACGGCAGCAGTAGCGGCAGCACAGCGCTGGCCCTGCCGACTGTCGATGCACTGACCTCGGTGGCAACCTCGACCACGACGGCGCAGCTGTTGGCTGCCAGGGCAGCTCGAAAGCGAATTGTTATTTACAACCCATCACTAAGTGAGCTGACAATAGCAACCGCAACGCCTGTCACTTCTGCAAATACAAGAATAGGTATTCCAGCAAAGAGCACTGTATTCCTTGACGTGGCTGATATACCAAGCATTTCCGGCGCCTGGTATGGAATTCTGGCATCAGGCACTGGAACCGCTCAGGTTACGGAGTCTTACTAATGAAGTCGGCAGTATTAAGTAATTCATCGTACTTAACACTTAAAACAAACTCTAAGATTTTATATCCCAGCGCTTTGCTGGATGCTGTTGCACCTACGGCACTGGTTGATTATCAATTCCGCTTGCAAGGAACGCTGACAAATTACGGCAGCGTTGGTGGGTCGTTGGCTTTGACCCGTGCAGGAAATGGAACGTTTATAGGTAGCAACGGCCTATTGCAGACTGCCGGCGCAAACGTTGCACGGTTTGATTTTGATCCCGTGTCACTGACGCGGCGGGGATTGCTGTTTGAGGGGCAAGCAACACAATTGCTGCTTCAAACTGAAGCCATTGGATTGACACCATGGAGTTTGATCACGACAACATTGACGGCCAATAGCGATAGCGACCCCACGGGAGGAACCGGAGCTGATTTGCTGACTGTAACAGGAGTAAATGGCAACTCTCTTGTAAGGCAGACAATAACCTCTCAAGCGGCAGGAACTTATTATTATTCTTTTTATTTCAAGTCAGGCACTTCAAGGATTGTTTTAATAGACACCTATGCAACATCGGGTGATACATCAAACAGAACCAGAGCGTATATAAACACGGACACGGGCGGGATTACTTTTATTGGCACGCCAAGTGGAGGAAATGTGTTGTCTGTGGTTCCCGGCGCTTTTGGCTTTTCGAGGGCTGTAATGTCTGTAAATTCAAGTAATTTCACAAGCATTGAATTTAGGCTTGGGGCAAACACAGCCGGTCCCGTCTCCTTCTGGGGCGCAAATCTCACAAAAGATTTACTGTCGTCGTATATTCCGGCAACTACGGCAGCCGCCACCCGCTTCGCTGATGCCGCCAGTGTCACCGGCCTTCCAACAACAAACGTCACGCTGGTCGAGAAACCAGCCGGCTGCGCAACCCTGTCAGCTGGCACCTTGACCCTAAATACGGGTTACACAATCGACCGAATCATGGTGCTGCCTGGCACCTATTCGGCAGATCAAGTTGCAACCATCCGAAGGCTGATGTGATGCCGTTCAGTGTCATCGAGGTGCTCTGCTGGTGCCCTGATCAAAACTGCTTCCGGCAGGGCATCTCGTCTCAGGCATTCCCCGATGGCACCCCACTGGCCACGCTGGAGGGCAACGTGCTGGTCCCCGCTCCCGGTGTCCACATTGATGAGATCGGCGCCATTCAGCGCGAC